TACCAACTGCGGTGACAATCAGCTGCCCGCACGCGCGATAGAGCCCCCCAGGGCCAGCCGGGACGGTGTACCAGGGAGTTCCGGGTTGCCCCAGAGGAGGCGAGGCCGTGCCGGGAAACGTCGCGACCAGCGTTGCGCTTGCCGGGGGCGCAAAGGTGCTCGGGGTTGCCGCTGCCCAGCTGCCGGGGTTGCCGGTGCCGTCGACTGAAACCATCAGGCCGACCGGTTGCACGGTGCCGGTGATGGGCGTCCCTGTTCCGGTCATCGCCGCCCAGGTGCCGGGGTTGCCGGTGCCATCGACTGAGACCATCATGCCAAGCTTCTGCGGAGTGGCGCAGCCTGAACAGTTCGAGGGCGTCATGGTGGTGGCAGGGGCGTTCTGCGTGGTGGGCGGCGTAGCGGGCTTCTGATGGGTGCGGATATACGCCGTTCCACCCGCTGCGGCGGCGAGGACGATTGCCCCGGCCGCGATCACCCGTTTCGGTTGTTCCTTCCAGGCCTTATGCAGATTCCCAGATGCTGTCATCTTCGTCACCTCTCACTTTAAGTTGTGGGCTTACTTATGCTCGCCAAGGATGGGGCCTGACTGCCTTCGATCCTGCCTTCGCTCCTGCCTTCGCTCCTGCCTTCGCTCCTGCCTTCGCTCCACGCGGTTCCCTCTCCCGCCGCCCCCTCTCCTGCTGGTCACCGTGCATGTGCAGCTGCCGGTCGCATCCGGTGTGTTGCTGCAATAGCCAAGGGTGTTTGCGGAGGCCCAGCAGCTGAGATGGTTCACCGTTGGAGTTCCGCTGGGCGTGAGAAGTCGTGAAACCGCGATGTTATTGATCGTGGCTATATCGGGTACATACTGCATATATGCGATCTTCATCGGACTCGTGGATGTGCTGAACTGGAATCCACCATCAGCCAGCGCCGCCAGGTTGCACCTGATCGCATAAGTGACATAGGTTGTGGATGGCCCGGTGCAGGAAAGGTCCGGTGATGTTTGACCGATGTTAGGACCACCGGAGGTGTTGCCAACCGTGATCCTTCCAGTCCCGGTGCCGCCGCAGGCCGCGACGATAAAAAACGTGCCGCTGGTCTTCGGGACATTGCCACCGGCCCAGAAACCGAGATAGCCGCCTACGTTGTTTGCGCCGTAATAGAGATTCGAAAACTGGTGCAGCCACTGCGAGGCTGGCATGAAGAGATAGCGCCCCGTGGGGTTACCTGTGCTGCTCACAGCTTCATAGCCGACATACTCCCCGGTGGTTTGGTCGATGATCATGTCTTCGGGGAAAAATTGAAAGTCGTCACGCGAGTAGCCCGATGACCGCAGGTTCAACGCTCCCGCATTTCCATCGGCGAACGAGTCACCGTTCATCTCGCCTGCTACATAGGGTCTTCGGATCACCAGGGGTGAAAAGGAGGTGTTGGTCGGATTCCCCTTGTAGGCGTTCCCCGCATTTATGGACGACTTCACATCGTTGTTGCGGCCTCCGTTGATAGCTGAACCGCCGCCGCCCGTGACGTGGTTGTTGTACCCATCTAAATTCAAAGTTCCCCACTGACAGTTCTCGCAATAAATGCTGCTGCCGTCCAGGTAAGCCGGATTAGTGCCTAACCCCATGTTGAGAGTTCGCAGATGTGCGTCGTTCGAATTGAAGCGGTAGCCGTAAGCTCCACTGCTCGGCTGGCACTCTTGCTCCACGGTGTCAACGGTCAGATGATCAGGTGAGAATTCCCCGGCGACAACCAGGTTCAAAAAATCCAGTCCATTCGCACCGCAGATCTGAAGCGATCTCCACATCCCAAAAAGCCCGTCGTACACAATTACCGGATTGGTCGACTGGATCATCATGTGATCCCAGGTCTGGAGATCCTGATTGCAGATGCCCTGGTAAGAATTCTTATCTGCGCAGGCGGCAACGACACCAAAGCTCAGACGCCAGATGTTCACGTTCTTGGCCACCAAACCGTATGGCGCAGCCGATTGCCAGTAGATCCCAACGGAGTTGTTCTGCCCCACGATGCCGGTGCTCGAATTCATCGCCCCGGAGACGCTGCTGATGTTGATGTTCTCCATCGTTGGGTACGATCCATTGCCGCTCGCGTGGGCCGCAGGAAGCCAGTTGGAGCTATTGCCATCGGTTCGGTCCCACACGATGGCTCCATTGCCCACCGTCTGGAGAGGTGGGTAGCCGTTTATGCCGATGGTGGCGTGAGCGCCGCTGACTGAGGTGCTTGCGGCGGTGGCCAGCTGCGGAGGGTTGTTGAACCATGGAGCAGCTGCTCCTCCTGCTTGAGTCCAGCAATACGGAATTGAGGCAATCGTCGTAACGAGCGGCGCACCGCCCGCACCAGCGCCATTCACCTGGATTTGCTGCCCGACATCCCCGCAAAAGATCTGCCCATTCTTCGTGTTCAGCTGTGTACTTCCCGCCGTCATGCTGGCATCGTCAAACGCGCGGCCTATGATGCGGTGCGGGTGCTGATTGCTGCCAGAGGAAGAGACATCGACGCTGTCATCGACTATGAGCGCGAGATCCTTGAAATACATCGTGCCCCACATGTTGAACGGGACCACCGTGGGATCCGAAACGCGAATGATGTCTTGCCCTGGCTGGCCCTTGATGATGGTGCTGCCCCACCAGAGCCCCGTCTGCGATGGCTGTCCCACCAGGGGAACGCCGTTGTATTCCAGCGGGCTCGTCAGGTAGCAGCCATGCGGAAAGTAAACGGCGGGCGGTGCGCTATTAACACTGGAGCAGCTGCCACCGGCACCGCAGCTGGCCGTGGCCGCAGCCGCTGCATTCATCGCCCCCATGATCGCGTCATGGTCATCGACGGTGCAGTCGCCCTTGGCATCGTAAGGCGGGGCCATCACATTGAATTGCGAGTTCACGCTCGAGATCGTTGTGTTGATGATGGAGTTCGGGCCCTGCATCGTGCCGGTGTACTGCGGATTGTTGGTCGGCAGGCCTCCGCTTCCGCTTCCGTTCCCGGTGATGCAGATATTGTCTTTCGGACTGTAAGACGCACCGGTTGTGTTGCAGCTAGGCATCGGCCAGCGGATCTGCGTGTTCGGGTTGATCTGCGCGGCTCCGGTCGTCGCTAGAAGGCTAAGGGTGAACAATACAGATCGCATCGATTCTGTCTCCTAACTGGGCTTGGAAATTCAGTGTGATCACTTGCCCGTTCAGCGTGTAACTGTTCCATGGAGGGTTCAGGTTGGCGCGCATGAGCAGGCCGTTGTAGCTCACGCCTACAACGATTCCAGGCGCGTTGAAGACATTGCCGGGCAGGCTCCCCGTACACGGCAGATATTGAATTCCACCTGGCTGGTATCCCATCGGCTGCACCAATTGCACCGCCTGGCTCAGATCGACGGTGCCCGATCCTGTGAATTGATAGTTGCCGCACTGGACGACGTTCTGGTTCTGATCGAGCACCGCGACCTCATAGAAGGTGCCCTGCGGCGTGATCACGTCATTGCCGTACAGCTGCACCGAGAGCGGCGTGGATCCCTGCTGCGGGCCCACCAGCTGCGGCACCCCGGCGTCGGCCAGCATCGAGCCTGGCACCGAAGGCTGTATCGGCCCGAAGCCGCACAGCGTGATGCGCAGGTAGCCTGCGCTCTCACTGCCGCCGACAATCGATTCGAGATTTGCAGTCAGCGTGATCATTTGTAGAACCACACCGGCCCGATGTGTGCGCTGCGCGGGTGATCGTCAGGCCTCTCGATCACTTCGTTCTGAAACCAGTCCTCGATCCTCCGGCCAGGATCCACGTAGAACAGCGCGCCGCCGGTCAGATCCGTCACGTCCACCCGCGTATAGACGTCGTCAATACGCGCAAGGAATGCCCGCACATTGCCGGTGCGTAGATTGAGTATTTCCTTGGTATAGACGTTGGCTTTCTTCTCCGGTGCGCGCTGCACCACCTCGGTCCAGTCGCCCCAACCGGCCATCACGCGATTCCTCAAAACATGAGCCACAGCCAGCATGTTGTTCAACCCGCCGTACCGCTGTGCTTCCTCAATCGAGAACCGCGCCATCTGCGCGCGTGTGTAGTGGTCAAGTGTCACTTCCCTGCCTTTGCTTTGCGCCGTCGCGCCACGGTCTTCGCCGCTTTCGCGAACGCGGCCTTCTTGGCCCGCGCGCCGCCAGCGTTCAGACCGGCCTTGATTTTTTTCGGAGTGGCTTTCCCGAAGCTGCCCTTGGTGCCGCGCCGTTCCATCGAAGCGTTCGCGCGTTGAAAAAAGTTCTTCTTCTTTTTCGTCGCCATCAGAGTGCCCTCCCCAATTTGATTTGCCGGTAGCTTTGGAGCGTGGCCCGATAGAACGCCGCAGCCTCGCCCGTGGGCGGGCCGAAGGCGCGATCCACCTCCTGCTCGGTGAGAATCTCGGCGGCGATCAGCACCAGCATCGCGGTGCGCCAGCCTCTGTATTTCTCCTTGATCGCCACCCCGTGCTCGTCGAAGCGCATCAGCGACCACTCGGGCCCGTAGGGCTCCTGCAGCGAGGTGATCGTCTTGCGCACCTTGCGCCGCATCCGGCAGGCCGCGTAGTTCTCGCTGATCCGATCCTTCTGCGCCTGGCTCTTGGCCTCGGCCAGCTCGACCAGGTAGCCCTCGTCGTCCATCTCCTGCGGAGCCACCCAGGCGTTCACCCCTACCAGCCCTGCGGTCGTCCAGTTATTCAGCCAAAGCCGCGCGTGGGGACTCTCCTCGTCACGCGCATCCACACCGGCCGACCGCAGTTTCCGCATAACTGCACTCGGGTGCAGGATGTTGACCATCCGGCGCTTTTCGGCTTCCTCGCCTTCCCAGCGTGCCTGACCATCCAGATGCTGGGCCTTCGCCTTGGCGCAGTTCTTCGCATAGAGCTCAAGGTTCTCCTCCACCCACTCGGCCGGGTTGTGCTGCAGCTTGTCGAGGTAGCCGCGCATCTTCAGGAGCTCGAGCCGCCGGTCATGGAACTCGGGCCGGTCCATCTCCCGGTCGAATGCGTCCCAGTCGCGGCCGGCGGCTTCTTCCGGTTTCGCGGCCTCGCGCGCCAGCACCGGATCGTAGCGGAAGTTCGGCGCTGACTGGTGCTCGAGCGGGATGATGATGTTCGGCATTTACTGTTGCTCCTCCGATTGACTGAGCAGCTGCTGCATCTGTTGCTGCTGCTCTGGTGACAATGGTTGCTCTTGCTGCGGTCGTTGCATTCCGCGTGAAGCCTCGAGGATCGTGCGTGCGATCAGCGGCGCGTAGATCTTCGGACTCACATCGTTCTTCGCGGCGTAAGAAACCAGCTTGCCGATCTGCGAATCGTTCATCGCGATCCGCATCGCCTGGCGGGCAGTGAAGTTGGCCGCGCCAGCGCCTAGACCCACGGCAGCGCCCAGATGCCAGTGGCCACCGAGAGAGCCCAGCAGACCGCCAGTGAACATGCCCTTGCCCATCATCTTGCTGGCTTCATCAATCGTGTTGCGGAGGACACTCTGACCGGCACGATTGAACTCCGCGTTGTTGAGCATCGAATGCATCTCTTTGAAATGCACTTCGGCATCCGGCCCCATCAGGCGCGTGAGATCTGCGCGGTTGGCATCCTTCGAAAGAAACTGCTCAAGGCCTCGGAGATTGCCGCGCATCATGCGTGGCAAGCCCTTCGTGGTGTTGGCGACGGTGACGCCGTTGTGCGCCCGCTCCTGAAATGCATCGAGCGCCTGGAGGAACTTGACGTCTGGCGTGACGGACTTCATGGCGTCGTAGTAGGGCCGTGAAATCGGCGTCGACTCAAGCAGCTTGTCGATATCGCCGTTGGCCTTGTTGAAGCGGTCCTCCGCAGCTTTGTGGGCCTCGTCGTCAAGACGTGTATTTGACATGTCGGCCTTGGCGTCGTTCACGGTGTTCTTCAATCTTTCGAACTCGCCGTCACTGGCGTCGTTCAGTGCGTCGTAGGCTGGCCGCAATCTGGCCTGCAGCGCATCGGCGACCATGCCGGGCGTCTGCAAATGCTCGATGCCCTGCGTGGGATCGATCAGAGGAACATGACCCTGATAGCCGGGGGCCTGGGCGTATTTGGTGTAGTGCATGTTCAGCTGGTCGGAGAGATCCTTGTGCAGGTTGACGTAGGCTTCCTGATCGGTAGGCGACATCTCTCTCCACTCGGGCCCGCTCATCACTTGCTCGAGGTGGTTCTTCCACTGGATGGCTTCCAGCGGATCCTGCGTGCTCATGGTGGCGGTGCCGGGCCTGCCAGCTGTAGATACCCTCTCCGCTTCGCCGGGCGCTCCTGAGGTCATGTAGGCCGGTGTAGCGCGCATCTGTGCGCGTTCGGGAATCGTCTTCGCGGTCGATCCCAGGGCCCTCGTCGTCTCCGGTGCAGGCTCCATGCCTGGAACGCCGCTCGTGGCCGTGCGCGGGAATGGCTGCGCCTGCTGCACCATGCCAATCGGCCTCTCCGTCGTCGGCACGTCAAGGCTGAACGTAGTGGGTTCGATGGGGGTAGCTTCCGGCGCAGGCAGCATGGGCGTGTTGAACGGCGAATAGCGCGCGGCCGCGCTCGTCGCCATGTTGAGTTTGTTGACGGCGGTCTGATAGGCCTTCTGCGCATATTTGCGAACCACACCGGCATTGAATGCCTGCTGCTTGGCCTGCATCGCGGGAGCGGGCGTGTCAGCCGATTCCACCAGCCGCCCGGTGTCGCCCATCTGCGAGGCCAGGACCGGCGATTCCTCCCCAACCATGCTCGCGGCCTTCGGGCCCACCCGCTCCAGATAATTCGCCAGCGGCTTCGCGGCCCACCGTACCGCTGGCGGCAGAGCAGTCTCGAGCGCAGCTGTGATCTCAGCCTGCGTTTTCCCCGTGGAGACTGCTTGTCCAACATCGCCGCCGGTCTTCACAAATTCCTGCCCGCCGCCCATCGCGCCGGATTTCACGGCGTTCAGACCGATGCGCAGAGCCTTGCCCAGATAGGGCACCTTGCGAATGGTGTCGGAGATCTGCTGGGCCTGCTTCAGCTTCTCGGTGACGCCCATCGCATCCCCGGCCTTGCCCAGCATGCCCAGAATCTCGTCGGCCTTGAACATATCCCCGACTTCTGCGGCGGCGGCTGGAGCCATCGCGAATTCGCCGACCGCTTCCGCGCCTTTGCCTATTCCCTGCATGACTCCATGAGTGGGTCTTGCAGCCGCGCGCATTACCGCATCCTCGCCCTGATTCCCTACTGCTCTCCGCGCCATCTTGTCGACGCCCGCCACCGTCTGCTCCGCACCGGCCCCGATACCGGCCAGCAGATTGACCGGTGCGCCGATGATGTAGTGCTTCTGCAGCCATTGATCGAGATAATCTTCGTGCGGCGGTGTGTCCGGCGGCGGTGGTGGTTTCTGGACAAAGCCACCAGAGAGATCTATGTCCCCGCCGCCAGCTGGCGGTGTTGGCTGCTTCGGAACGAATCCACCCGAAAGATCGATTGGTTGCTGTCCGTTCATGGAGTTACCTGATAGTTCTTTTGCCGTGCTGCTGCTTCAGCTGCATTTGCGTCCTGGCCTGGATGCGACACCTGCCATGTCGACTTACTCCATACGTGCGTCTGTGGTGAAGGCGTTGGTGTTGCCGGGGCTTGCTGAGGTGCTGCCTGCGTATTGCCCGGGGCTGGCGGCGGTGCTGCTGGAGTATTGATCTGAAGTTTGCGATCAGGGCCTACTGCAGTTCCGTAGTGCAGGAAGTTCTTCTCTTCGGTCAGGTAGGTGCGGGCTGAACCGAGATTCGCGAGCAAGGTCGCCGCGACCGCGTTCGGGCCTGCCCTGAAATCGTTGAAAAGGATCTTCCCTTCCTTGTCGACCAGCTTCTGGCTGCGCGTGCCATGAATGCCCGTGGTGGGCATGGCGATGTTTTCGATGTCCTGCGCCAGCATGCGCAGATACTGGTTGTCGCTTCCGGCCCACTCCTTCAGTTCGCTCTCGCGTCCGGTGATCGCGCCCTGCAGTTCAGCGCCGTGATCGTGAATGATCTGGAGCGCATGCTGGGTGTTGTGCTCGATGAGCCGCGCGAGGTCTGCGTTCTTCTGTACTACAGCTGGAACCTTGCCGATCTGCTTCGGCACGATTCCGGCGGTGTTTTTGGGAAAGTTCTGTGGCGGCGGGTAGGCCGGATCGAACGTGCCAGCGGCTGATGGTGCGCCGAAATTGCCTGCCGCCTCGTCTGCCTTCTCTTTTGCGGTGCCTGCACGCTCTTCGGCGGCCGCAGCGGTCCTTTCCGCAGCACCGGCTCGCCGTTCTCCTATGTCCTCCATGTGTTCCTGGTGCTTTTCCGCAGCATCCTGACGGCGGTCGGCCATTGCCTGTGCGCCCTGTCCCATCAGGATCTTGTTGGCATCGTCGTTACTGATGCTTCCCTTGGGGATGAGACGGTCCATCATGAGCGGCTTTCCATCTTTGTCGGTGTGCGCAGGATCTGGAATCTTTATGTGGAGATCTTCGTTGTATTTCGACTGCAGCCAGTTCGGTGTGACGATGGCAGCAGAAATCCCTTTGATCTCGCCGTTCTCGACGCGAGGCATCATAGAGATCTCGCCCTTGACCAGGTGATCGTGCAGTTGCGGGTTATTGTTCAGCGCATCGTAAGCATCTTTGAGAGTGGGATACTCTCCGATCATTTGCGAACCTTGCCCGCCAGCGCCGATCATCTTCTGCCACTCACTGTAACGAGAGATCTCCGCTTCAGTGGCAGTCATCTTCTCCTGCTCAAGGTCGTAGGTGGCCCGCGCGATGTTGTGCGCGAGAAGCGAGTTCTGCAGGTTGCTGGTCGCGAGCTTCTGCTCGCGCTCGAAATCTTCAGTGGCCTGCTGGCGCTTTTGCTGGTCCTGCTGCTGCGCCTGCTGCTGACCGGCCTGAATGCCCGCCCCAGCTTTCGCGGCCGTCGATCCCGGGCCCTTCATGCCCGCGCCGGCCGCGTAGCCGGTCAGAGCTCCCGAGATGATCCGCTTCCACTGCGTGCCGGGCCCGCTCGCGGCCACGCTCTGCACCATCTTGCCGGTGGCCGGATCGATGCTGTAGCTGACATCGTTCGATCCACCCAGGGCGTTCAGAATGCCGTGGTAGACCTTTGCGCCATAGCTCTGGCTCTTGAGTTGCTCGAGACGAACATCGGCCGGCGTTGTCGCTCCGAAGGTGGACGGAGGCAGCGGCTGGCTCGTCCCCAAACCAGCCGCAGCATCCGGTACAGCCGGCGGGGGTGAGCCCTGCGGCTGATTCGGTGGTAGTACTGCTCCGGTATTGCCTGCATCTGGATCTGGCATATACACCGCCTATAAGGTTTGATTGGCCCAGCCGCTGACCCCGCCGCCGCCCGGAGAACCACCGCCCCCGCCGCCGCCCTTGAAGGCCCCCATCAGTCCTGCCGGATTGCCCAGGGCCGCACCGGCCACCCCGCCCAGAGCTCCCAGCACGCTGCCCCAGGCATTCTGCTGCTGCTGGGCGATGTAGTTGGCCTCGCTCGAGGCCAGCTGGCCCGCATTCACGGTCGAGCCCGAGAACGTATTCGGGTTCCAGGCCTGCGCCAGATTCATCGTTCCCGTGATCGCGTTCTGCCACTGCTGCCGGCCGATGTCGTAGCCCGTGGTAGTGATCCCCAGCTGCTGCTGCGATTCGGTTCCCGCCCCCAGCGCCGCCAGACGCGCCTGTTCGGCCTGTGCCGGCCCGCTGGTCGCGTTCACATTCGAGGTGCCGCCGCCCATCGCCGCGCGGCGTTCGGCCAGCGCCCGGCTCGCGGCCGAGTAATAACTCGCCGTGCCCTCGGTGGCCTGGGTGCGCAAGGCGGCGTCCTCCGCAGTCGTGTAGCCGTACTGCCCGGGGCCCGCCTGGAGGATCGGCGCAAACTGCTTCTGGATCGCATCGGTCAGATCCGAGAACTTGCCGTAGGCCTTGTTGTAGGCGTCGATTTGAGTCTGATAGAAATCGGCCTCTTCACTCTGCAGCTTCGATTGTGTGTCTGATGGTCCGCCGCACATACTACGCACCCCCTTCCCGGGCCTCTGGTGGCCCTTGCTGCGATTTCTCGGTCGCCAGGTACCCAATCTCCCTCACAAACTCATGCGAGCTCGCCTCAAAGCCCAGGCGGGCTTTGGCGAGCGAGGCGAGCGCCGGCGAGTGAGTCTCGAAAATCCACTGCTCGGCACCGGCCCGGGCCAGGCCTGCCTCAAGGAATGCCATGCCCCGGACCAGACCGGCGGCGCTGCGCACCCGTGATTCGAAGGCGCGCGTGACAGGCATGAACTGGATGTGAACGCGCGCCGCGCGGGAAAGCCGGATGAACATGATCACTCCGGTCGCGTCCTCGAGCGCATAGCAGTTGGGGCGCGGATCGTGGATCCACCCCAGCTTGGGATCCAGACGCAGGGCGAGAAAGAATTCCGGGCGCATTACATTCCGATGAAAACGGTCGTTGTCGATCCAGGTCTGGATCATGCCGCGATCCTGTAACTCACTGACCGACCGCAACGTATAGCCATCGAATTGAGCAAGTATAGACGGCATCTTTACCCATTACTGCCCCGAGATAGGCAGGTATCTCCTGAAGGGGACTTTTGATCCTCTGTAAAATTGCCGAAAATAAACGTCGGCTCCACTTGCTTGAAGGGGTAAGCTAGCGATCATTAAGGGGCCAACCCCGCCGGGAGATTCTGGCGGGGCTGGGGGGATGGGCCGGGGCGCTTGTAGGGTTGTTTCTGAGGGAGGGACATCCTGCAGGTTCCCCGGCCCAGTGCGTCTGATGGGTGTGCCTCTTGGTGTTGCCATTTATTTTCTCGCTTTCTCCGGCAAACGTCCATACACGGTATTCGTAAAAATTTCGTTGGGGTAGTTCTCTGCCGCCCAGAGAATGGCCTGCTGGTAGTGCCTGCACTTGATCACGGAGTTCGCATCCTGCGCCGCCCAATGCCTTTGCGTGCGAATCGACTTCGACGGCGGAAGGTTGGGCGGGTCATTCGACTTCTTGCGCAGAGAGAGAAAAGAGCTCGACGGCGTCTGCGTCGAGAGGATCTCGTCGAACAAAAGCGCCACCGTCAGGGGCGTCGCGCCGGCGATCATCTTCTCCTCGGTCACCACAAACTGCACCCCCGCGGTCATCCCCGGCTGCGCCAGAACCACACTGGCGATGTAGGCGTTCGCGAGGTACGTGGCCCCGTTGTCGGCATTGGTCGAGAGATCGCGCTTCAGGATGGGATTGTTGGTCACCGAAGGACCGATCACCAGCGCCTTCTTGCCCGGCGAAGTCTCGATACTGGCGATGGCCTTCACCTTGCCCGGCGCGGCGATCACCGCGGGCAGACTCCAGACCAGGCCGCTCTCGGGCGCGGCCGTCGCCGCCATCCTGTACCACTGCTGCGTCCCATCGGCCACGTAGAGCGCCATGTCGCGCGACTTGCCCTGGTGCCAGGCGAGGTAGACCGTGGCCGGATCGTAGTAGTCGTCGAAGATATCCCCGATGGGGAAGCCGACCTCGGTCTCGCCGGCACCGGGATCCATCGAGACCACCTGGTTCGACGTCAGCATCACGTAGGCCGTCGAGCCGTTGACGGTGAAGGCATCCTGCGACATGATCCCCACGCCCGCCTGGAAATTCACCAAGTAGAAGGGCGAGATGGGATTGCCGGCGGCATCGTAGGTGCCCTGGCCCAGGAGCACCCAGGTATCGCTCATGGTGAAGACGATCAGGCCAATCGAGGTGGGCCAGCAGGCGACGCCGGTCGAAGGCAACTCAAACACGTTATCCGGCGACATGGACTCATTGCCGGATCCGGTGGTGGTGTCGGGCCCGTTCGTATAGACCAGCTTGTTGCCCACGAAACCCCAGATCCGGTTCAGGTAGTAGCAGGAGGGAATGAAGGCCGGCGGGGGCACGCTGTTGTCGGAGAAGTTGGTGCCCGGCCCGCCCCCCAGCTGCGGCGCAATCAGCGTGACGCCGGTGATGGCAGTATCCGGTACTGTATCGGTATATACCCAGGTTTGACCGGCCCCGGGATTGGGGATGGTGGCGACCTCGAAGAAGCTCGATCCCCCCGCCTTGGTGCGCCAGATGACGATCTCGTCGACCTGCGGATCCCCGGAGCCCACGCCCTGAACCACCGGGACATTGCCTGGGGTCACCACAATGGGCTGAGAGGGCGGCGACATATTCGAAATGTGCCCGGTCGCCGAGTTCCCATAGGAGTAGCCGTAGATCCAGGGCAGGGTGGCGGATCCCGCGCTGGCCCCGCCCTTGTTCGACCAGTTGGCGGTGTTGTCGACGGTGATCGCGCCCAGCGTGGTCTGCCAGGTGGGCGCGGCCGCGCCGCTCTTGCCCAGAGCCTGGATGTGCTCCTGGTTATAGTTCGAATCGAGGATCGTCGAGGCCGTCGAGACCTTGGAGGTAGCGCCGATAGTCGCCCAGGTCGACGGCGTGCCCAGGTTGGTCCAGGCGGCGGTGCCGTCCTGGGTGGTGGTATTGAGGCCGTTGACCCAGGCCGGCTGGTTCGCACCCGTGGTCCCGGCCTGGCTGCACTGGAAGAGGGAAGTGACGGTGACCGCGACCTGCTGATAGACCGTCTGCGGCTGGTAGGTGTAGCCATTCCACACCAGGGTGGTCTGCGGCACAGTGACGTAATAGGTATAGGTCGCAACCACCAGCTGGCCCACGGTGACGGCCGTCGACGCCGTCCAGGTGCCGGGGCCCATGTTCTGCCACTGCGCCCAGGGTGGCCCTCCAGAGCCGCCGCTCTCTGTGGTAATGCCGCCCAGAACCGTGCTCCAGCTGGGCTGCGAATTTCCCAATCCACCGCTGGTGATCAGCTTCTCAAGATTGCCGTTCGAATCCTGAATCACAAACAGCGGCGCGTACCAGGTATTCGCCGCCCAGTTGGGATAGATCGAAGGCGCAGCGGTCTGGGTGACGGTGGGCTGATTGGTGGGGCCCTGTATGCCCCAGCCGGTCACCGCCGATCCCTTGTTGACCCACTGCTGACCGCCGTCCTGGGTGACCGCGCCAGGCGTCGTCGCGAAAACCGGCGGGGTTGCGCCGGTCACGCCGTTGCCGGTCGTCACGGTGCCGGTCTCGACCGAGTAAACCGTCGCAGGAGGATTGCCCATCACCGTGCGGGAAATGGTTTGCGTCTGGAGAGGAGATTCGACCTGGACAATGAGTCCCGCTCCGTTCAGCGAGGGAACCGTGGTAAAGCCTGCACAGGTAAGGCTTACGTTGTTCGAAATGTTGAGCGGCGTGAGCGGCGAAAAAAACAGCTTGATCAGCTTGTTGTAGCCGCCAGGCGGCGCACTGATGCTGTCGATCTCGATGTTGGCCATGTTCGCGATCTGCGCGCCCACCGCTTCCTGAATGTTGTTGTTCGAATCGATGATGAACTGGCCCTGGCTATACGCGGTATTGGCCTGCCAGGCCTGTTTCGAGGTCGTCCACTTGCCGGTCTCGACGCCGTCGCCCCAGAACAACTGGTTGCCCACCCCCACAAAGCTGGTGCGCCCCGCCGCCGGATCCTTGGTCTGCAGGATCAGGTTGGTGGAGGGGCCGGTCACGTCGCGCACCGTGCCCTGCGTCGATCCCGTGGCCGGATCCACACTGGCCATCAGGTGGATCACTTCGCCGGCGGGCCCGAAGGCGCGAAATTCGTAGAAGCGGTTAATGGGCGGAAAGAGTTGCGAATTGTAAACCGAAGAGCCAGGCCTGCGCCCCAGGGTGAGACGCGAGGTGATCTCGGCATTGAGGCCACCGATCAGCCGGTCATAGCGCGAGGCCGCATAGAAATGCTGATAGAGGTAGGGAACCGCGCCGGGCCCCAGTGGATTGCCCTGGGTCCACAGGCCGGTGAAGAATTCGTTGGTATGGAGAGGCGCAGCTGCACTGGGCTGGATCTGCGCGCCTGCGGTCATGAGCGGAGATTCTGGCATCAGACGGCCCTCGCTCTGTACCGCTCCTGCGTCTCCAGCTGCGTCGCCTGCACCTGGCTCATCACGCGCATCCAGTTGCCGATGAAAATGCTGCGCTCGAGATCCGTCAGACCTCCCTGCTGCGCCAGCACGCTCGAGATGAATTTGGCGTTGTAGCCGGTGAAGCGCGCGTCGTTGCCGATCAGGCTCATCATGGCCAGAAATCCCCACATGGGGATGTAGGCCAGAGCGTCGGGTACCGGGGCCCAGGTATAGGCCAGCGAGAGCAGCTGCGGCGCGTTGCGCTGAAAGATCAGGGTGTGGTTGTAGCTCTGATCCGGCGAAGGCGAGGTGCGGAAGGTGATGTTGCCCATGCCGTCATCGATCAGGGGCGCGCAGTACTGCGGCCGCGCGGCGCTCTGATCGGGATGCAGCACCAGCTGCACACTCAGTTCCCACGATTTGCCGCCGCTCGCGGGCTGCACTACGCCGCCCTCGAGAAAGCCGAAGCTGAACAGGCCCGTGACCTGGTTGTCCTGCTGCGAGCTCGTATAGGAGGTCGTAGAGCGGTTCCAGGGCCATGCCAGCGGGGGATTGAGAATCGTCTGCAGAACCAGGTTGGCCGAAGAGAGCGCAGGCTCCATGCCCAGGATCTCCACGGGCTGCATTTCGATGAAGGCCTTGGCCCAATTCACCGTATTTTGCAGGGTCACTGAGGACGACACTCACTTCGCCTTTCTCTTGCGCGCAGCCTTCTTCGCGGCCTTTCTGCGCCTGGTCGAGAGCACTGCGGCCTGCATCTGTTTTTCGGCTTTCGCCTTTCCTGATTTGGCAGCAGTGCGCTTGAAGGTTCCTCCGTGTCTGAACTCATGGAACATCTGTTTCTTCGTCCCCTTGGGGGGCATAGAATCACCTCCATAAATGCAGAAAATAAAGCGGCCTTATACATGCGAGTGGTGTGCGCGAAGGTTTCAAAAAAGAAACCACAGCACAAGAAAGCCGCGTTTTTGTTCTCAGGAATGCTCTAAGGAGAGCGAGAGAGCGAAACGTTCTAAACATACCTGCGAGAGATGTGGAAATGTCTTTTTTAGGAGGAACCGCAAAACGGATCCACTCCGATTTTGTTCTCTGGATTGTTACTATGCATCGCGCCGGGATTTGAGCTACAACACTAATCCGATTCATACCTGCCAGGTATGCAAGGAAAAATTTGCGAGGCGATTCAGAGCTTCGAAACCTCCAAAGTTCTGTTCTCCTGAATGTCATTCCATCGCGATGACGAAGAGGGTCGAACTTGTTTGCGAAAGATGCGGCCAGAGATTTCTGAAAAAGCGCCACGGAAAAGACGAGAAAGATCCGCGATTTTGCAGTCGAAAATGCTTCAGAGCTTCTGCCTCTCTTGAAACGAAACAACGCACCCGGCCAATAAGAAAATCTCTTCAACGTCCTTGCAAACTTTGTGGACAGTTCACTCTCGTGGATCCTTACACGCATTTCTGTTCTCGAGGCTGCTCGACCTTGAGCAGCTTCCTTGATGGCAGGGGAGACTACCGAATTCGTGGATTTATTCTCACCGTGCAGCGCAAAGACAAGCTGTGCTGCGAAGAGTGTGGTAGCGAGAATCCACATCACCTGATGGTTCATCATCGCGATGAGAACCGACAAAATAATGCTGACGAAAATCTCGAGACCTTGTGTGCGAATTGTCATTACGAAGTTCACTGGAAAAGCGCCGTGGATCGTGCTGATCGCGTAGAACGTGCCTTGGAAGCGGTCAGAATTATGCATATCTACCTTCCCGGCCAGACGGCATAGCCCGCATATGGCCACGCAGGGCCTAAAATGTCGGTGCCGCCCTGCGGCGCGACTACGCTACGGTCAGGCGTAAATCCGCTATTGTCGATCTCTCTATCGGCCTGCTTCATCGTGGCCTCGATGGCCGCGAGCCAGCTTTGGTGCATAGCTGGATAGAGTCCGCGGATTTGCGGATTAGGCGAAAGCCGGTAACAGTAAACCGAGAAACCAGTTCGAAAATGATTGGCATAGTCGTCAGGGATCGGATCGATGAACTGCTGCATCGAGGTGAAGGGCGGCGGCGCTTTCTTCTGTCCGATCAGATTGACCTGGTAGACCACCGCCTGCTGCGGCGGCATGGGCAGAATGCGGAAGCCCTGCGAACGCGGGCCGGCCACCGTCCAGACACAGCTGCCGTCGTTCACCGTAACTCCCTCGGCCGAGTTCGCGGCCGCTGCTGGAGCCGTGGCCCCGGTCGTACCGTAGGTCGTCAAAACCAGAATGTTGCCATTGGCGTCCAGAATGTTCGCCAAAGGGTTGGTCGGCGCGATCAACGCACCCAGCGGCTGCGTGTATTTCACATTGGGGCCGGGCCAGGTGCCCTGCAGCAGCTGATCGTTGTAGTGCCAGGTGACCTTGGCCGGCGGGTTGCCCGAGATGGAGGAGGCAGGCAGATCGCGCACCACCTCCATCGCGTAGGTGGGTTTGGGGAGGGCAGTGTTGTTGATGTCGACCCAGTACGCGCCTTCCAGCCACCCGATGGGCGCGGGAAAGCTCGAGCCGATCTGCGCGTAATCCTGCTGCCAGCTGATCGTGTAGAACGGCGGCAGCTTCATCCGGTTCCACTTCCAGTTGAAGCGTTCCGAGATCAGATCGCACATGGTGTCGGTGGCCATCGAGAGGGCAGAGTTCACGCCAAAGCCAGAGGCAGGGATCACCGGCTGCATCTCGCCCATGCTGCAAACAACGTCGACGATGGACTGTATGGTGGTGCTCGAATTTCCCATGCTGGCCCGCTACTGTTGCTGCCCGTGGGTGCCGCCGTGCTGGCCGTGGGTGCTGCCCAGGCTTTGCTGCTGTCCGCTGCCGCTCTGATCCGGCGGCGGCTGCTGGCCGGATCCGCCGGATCCGCTCTGGTCGGCTGGCGGGCTCTGGCCGGCTGGTGGCGGTGGAGCAGGGAAGATCAGGTCGACGGGCGGTGTACCGCCGGGATAACTCGACTGCGCCTGCACGCTGCCCGGCGGCATCTGGACCGCTTCGTTGGGCTTCATTCCGGCGGGCGCTGGGGGCAGTGCCGATTCCTTAACCGTGGGCGTCGAAGTTTGTTGTGGAGCAGCACCTTCCTGCGGAGCCGTCTTCGCCACGGTGCCTGGTGAATAGTGCGTGGGCGTTTGTGTCGTCGGAGCCTGCGTGCTGCTGTGAGGATCAGGCTGTGTACTGCTGTGAGGATCAGTACTGGTGGTCACAGGGGAACTCCTTTTCGCCCGCGAATTGGGCTGTCTCAATTTCGATTTCGGTTTCGGTTTGGGCTGCTTCTTCGTGGTCATGAAGGAACCTGGTGATTCTTCGTATTGCCGGTCACGTTCTTCTGGCCGGTGGGCGCGGCGGGCAAGCTCGCGGGGGCTGTCACGCTGCCAGGTGGGTACTGAATCAGCTTGTTGGGCGTGGTGCCGGATGGTGCTGGCACCGTGGATCTCGGCGCGGGTGTGGTGGGTGTGCTCATGCGAGTAGGGTCCATGTGCTTCCATTCCATCCCCAGGTATCGCCCAGGGAGATATCTCCGTTGGGGCCCCCGAAGCCGCCGAAGAGCACCAGCTGGCCGGTGGAATCGACGCCCATCGAAGCACTGTGCCTGGCTGGAGGGCTGGTGGCTGGTGACAGCTGCGCCCAGGTGCTCACGCCGTCGAACGTCCAGGTGTCGCCTAGGATCTGCGCGATCCCAGCAAGGTTCTTTCCACCGAAGAGCACCAGCTTGGTTCCTGTCGCGTAATAGCCCATCGCTGCGCCGAAGCGAGGCGACGGACTGCTCGCCGGGGAAACTGCCGCCCAGGCCCCGGAGCTCCACATCCAGGTGTCGCCGAGAACCTGGTCGCCGAAATTGGCGTTGCGGCCACCGAAGAGAACGAGCTTGGTGACCGAGGTGTGATAACCCGTCGCCGCCGCGAACCGTGTTGATGGAACTGCCATGTGCTATCTCCTTACGAGGCGATCTCGAAAATCTTTGTGCCTGAAGGCGTGTTGTCGGTTGGGAAATTCGACCACTCGCGGAACTTCGCGAGCATCGATGCGTAGAGCTCAGGGTTAGCCTTCTTCAGCTTCCTGTCGGGCTTCCACACTTCCATCCCGCAGCGTGTGCAGCTGATGCAGATCTCGCCGCAGGGATAGGTGTTCGTGATCACGCTGTAATTCGCGTCGTTGCCCTTGGCGAAGCGGTTGTCGCGACCGCCCTTGCGATGCTGGCAGACGCGCTGCTTCGCCGCGAGTGAGGCCTGCGCCTTCTTGAACTCGATCATCTGGCGCTCGCGCGCGGCCGCGCTGCGTTCTTTCTTATCGTTGCTGGCCTCGATCTGCTCCTTCATGATCGCGATCTGCAGGCGCTTGAACTCGAGCTCGATCTCGTCGGCTTCACTGACTGTAGTTGTGCGTGGTGACATTTGTTTGACCTCATCAAGTGCCGGCGTTGATGTAATCGAAAAAAGTGATTGCAGTGGAGTGTTTCGCACCGGCTATCCCAACCGTTGTTGCAGCATCTCGCTGCACACCATGCCCCACTGCAAACGGGTTAAGTGATCAGCGTCGGTGCGTCGATATAACGCACGCGGCCTGTGGTGTCGGGGACAACTCCGGTGGCAAAGTTAAAGTTGTAGGCCGCAGATCCACCGATCATCATTGCGGGATCAGAGACTGAGGCATCGTCGTAACGCTTCACGATGACCTTCAGATTTCTCCAGTCGCCGTCGCCGAGATTGGTGTTTTCCTTGGCCCCCATGCTGATGGTGATCACGCCGTTCTCGCCGTAGATGTAGGTGCGGAACGCGGTGACGCCCGAGTGGCCCAGGTAATTCGCGGTCTGGGTGACGACGGTCGTCTCATAGAAACGAACGCCGCTCCAGTCCATCACCGTGACGTACTCGCCCTTGCCGCCGGGGAGCTCCTTGAGAAGGTCGGTGCCCTCGACGCTGCGCTTCAGGATGTCGGTGATGCCGTTGTTCGACGCGTCGTTCAACGCATCGCCCCAGGCGAATCCACACACCAGGCCGCAGAAGTTGCCCGCTTCCATCGGCTTCACATTGCGTTGGCGAAGGGAAGCGACGGCGGTGGTGATGTTCGTTTTGTTGAACGGGACGTTGTAAGCATTCTGCTCATACACGCTCGAATCAACGTTGACCAGGGCGTCGGTGGTGTTCTTGATGAGATTCGCCACTGTGAGCGCGCACTGGTATGCGAGCTCCTTCGATCCGTTCTCAAGAGCCGGATCGATGGCCAGCTGCATGGAGAAACGCGAGTAGTTGAGGTAATCGGCGTAGTTCCCAATGACGATTTTGTCAGTGAGAATGCTGATGGTCTCGCCGGATTCGACCGTTCCTTCAGCGGCCTGGCTAAGGTCAGGACCAAACGGAACGTACTCAAAGAGGTTCAGCGTATTGCCTGAGTTTTCAGGCAGAGGCCTGCGCTCGACGCACCGATAGTGCGGCGTCTCCGCTTTGAGATTCTCGATAAAATTCTTGTCGTAATAGTTGACCTGAGTCTGTGTCAGATTCGAGGTCAAGTTTGATGCTGGTGAGAATCCTGCCATAAGCACGCTCCCGTCTCGGGGCTGCTATATGGCGGGAACTCAACTGGCCCGTTTTGCCGGATGTTCGGCGTAGAACTTCTCGCAACGTTCAAGCTCGACGCGATCCGTGAGCATCAGCTGCTTGTAGTCCTGGCGCGACATGTTCTCCAGTTGCTCCCGCGAATATTTCAGCCTCGTGGTGGGCCTCGGCGGTGAGCCGCTGATGTCACGCTGGCGAACTCCCGTCGAGATCCTGGCTGGGGTCCGGGGAACGGGTGTGGGCGTGGGAGCATTCCGCTCAACCGTTTCCTCCTCCTCGGACTCGTTGGGGACTTCGACCTCTGCGGTCTTCATCTGCAGCAGTTTTGCTGCACTCAGAGCCTCAAAGGCCGTCACGTAATGGTCGATGTTGGTCAGATCCATACCGTGGGTTCGCATGTAGCCGACCATGGTATTCGCGTTGTGCTGGGTCTGCCAGTACTCGGGGTATTCGCGCCCGAAGCGCAGCGCAGTGTCGACGCCTTCACGCTCAAGACGTTCACCGGCCTCGCGCTGATCGCGCTCGCGGCGCTGTTCAGGAGTCTCGCCGGTTGCGGCTTCGAACATCCTGTCGAATGCCTTGTCGACCGTGGCCGGGTTCTGAAGGTCGGCCACGGTCTGCATGCGTTCATTGGGGGTCAGGGGTTTGGGGTCACCAGAGACGGGACCGAAGTGTATTGACTTGCTTCCGTTGCCATCGCCGCCCCGTTTGAGCTCGGCAATGCGTCGATTCGCATGGCCCTGCGAATCAGCCAGCAACTCCGCGATCTCGTCCTTGGTGCCCCTATAGACACTCGGGATAGCCTCTGAATCATCATCAGAGGTTATCGTTAGTTTCCATCGGCCCTGACCCAATTCCTGCCACTGCTTCATAGCCCTCCACTCCTTGAAGCACGTCGTTAAGACTTGGAGGAGGTGTTTCTACCTCCTGCTCGCCTGTCTGCTGAATGTAAGCATTTAACACCACTTTTTGAACGTAGGTAAAGAACAACCATCCGGCCTTCGAAACACAGTGCGCGCCCAGGATCGATTCTGGGTATCCGACCGGGGTATTGATGAAGGCAGTATCCAGTTCTATACAGGATCTTTCCATGACATTTACCAGGGCTATATAGCGGGGGTCCATGGCCAGCTGGGCGAGGTGCGACCGCTCCTCCTCCGAGATCTTGACCTCGGTGACCTTGAGGGTGCGCGTGGAGCGGATCTTCAGTTCCATAGGCCCTGCGCCTTCCGGCGTTGCTTGATCTCAACGCGAGCTGTCCAGTGCGCACTAAGCAGGGATCTCAGCGCGGGCATGTCCTCCTCGCCGATCTTGCGCAGCTGCGCGGGCGTCAACTGTATTATGTTCAGATTGCCCTTGCCCTCTGTGAAGACAAACTGGAGCATCGCCGCGCAGTAGATGCACACGGTCAGGTCGAGCGGATTTGGCTTGCCCTGGCCCCTGAGGTTTGTTGCGCCGTCCAGCAGTGCAGAGCAGACCGGGCACTTCATCTCATTTAACAGGTAAATTGGCATCGTCGGGAATCTCGTAGTGTACCCAGTTGGGGTTATCCCTGTTGATAGCGTTTGCGAGCTTGAGAAACGAGACCATCAGCCGCGCGTCTCCCAGTTTGATCGATGCGCCCATCGCCACCCCGGCCATTATCAGCAGCGATTGGAATTCATCGCGCGTCAACGTTATCGTTACGTCGGAACTCATGGCTGTCCTGCCTTGCATTGATGAGAAGTTTTCGTGCTACATCTGACTGACACTTGTCCAGCTGATCGAGCAGTTCCACGGAAAGATGCTTGCGCTGTTTCGACGTCAGGTGGAATAGCTCTGCATAATACGAACGCCGTTCATAGAGTGGTCTGCCTGGTTGTTCCATTACGGTGACCCCGGTGCGAACACACTTTGGTTGATGGTTTCTCTATCCCAACGGCGCTCATCCCACAGCGCCGCCTCGTCAGAGGCCTTGCCCATCAGCGACTGCGCCAGCTTGGCTTCGTTCTGCTGGTCAATTTCTGCGGATTTGGCTTGGTGCCGCGCGCCGATGGCCGCGATCTGGCCCTGGATTTTTGAGTGCGCCTGACTTGCCTGCATGAAGTTTTGCCGCTCCTGCGGCGTCATGGGCCGGATTAATTCTCTTGAGTTGCGCCACTCTGTAACCTCCATATACATCGCGAGAAGCTCGCGTATATCCACGGTATAGCCCATGGCAGTAAGGGCCTGGATGATCTGCGGGTTCTCGAAAACCTGCATCAGCATCGGCAAGGCCTGCGCCATGGCTTTCTTCGCGGCCAGGTGGGCCCCGGCCAGGCATTCAAAACGATCCTCGGATTCGTAGAAGTTCTGGGCGTCGAGCTCAAAGGCCGCGCCCAGTTCGTCGCCCAGCGTGTCGCGGATCTCCTTGGGCGTCAGCTTGTTTTTCACGAACCAGTCGAGGAGCTCGATCACCGGGATCAGGATGCCCTTCACAAAGTGCCCCACGGGCCCCTGGATGCGTCCTGCGTTGGCCGAGATGATTCCCCCCGCTCCGGTGGCCGTGCGGGCCGCAGAGGAGCCGCCACGGCCCGGCAATGAGCCCTGTGTGAAGGCCTCGTCTGCGCCGGTCGTCGTCTGGTCGTTCTGAACCGATTCCTGCAGGACCGCGAAGACGTCCTTCGGGATCTGCGGCGGCTCGATGATGCCGAAGACATCGCGCACGCTCTGATTGCCATGCACATCCACGTCCACGATCCCGCCCAGCCGCGAGCGGATCTGCTGGGTGGGCGCGTTCGCGCCGCGATTCCTGGCATACATGGGATTGCAGGCGTAGGACAACAGGTCGAGCATGGCGTCCACCAGGCCTTTTTCAATCCTCTGCGTGCTGCCGGAAAGCCGCCCGGCCCCAAGTCCCCAGGCCGCATTGGGGATGTTCCAGAAATTCGCGGAGAAGAAGTTGATGCAGGGCATGCCGTGCTCTTCTTTCCTGATCAGTACGCCCCGGTCGCTGCCATCGGGGCAGAGCACGGCATAGACGTAGGTATCATCGGTGCGCTCGAGCATCTGGATGGGCCGCTCGGCGGGCGATTCGCTGCCCGGGATCTCTTCGTTCTGCGCGTGGTGGATCGAATAGTTCTGACCGCCCAGGTTCTCCATCACCATCGAGGGCTGGCCCGCCGCGTTGTCTTCGTGCGCGAAAAAGTACTCCTTGAGCTCTTCCTCGCTGGGAATGTCGTAGCCGCCTACCTGATTGCCTTCCTCGTCGAACAGTCTCTGCTCGCGCAGCTTGTTGAGGTCCGTCCAGGTCGGGTAGGTGACGTGGACGACGTACTTCGCGGAGTCATGCAAAGAGTTCGCAACATTCCAAGTAGGGTCCACCAGAATACTGCCCAGTTCACACATCTCAAGAAAAAGCTTCTGCTCGGTGACCTCCTGCTCAGTGACGACGAGTTCATCGCTCTCCTTGGTGTGGGCCACGATCTCGCCGCCCAGCGGAATCTTGATGCGTATCGGTGCGGCGCGCGGGGCCCTCACTTTCTTTTTTCTGGTGACTTTCTCCCAGCCGGCCTTCACGATCACCGTGCCGAAAGTGGTCATGTATTCCAGAGACCTCTCAGATACATCTTCAAACTTGGCCTTATCCAGCTGGGCCCCATAGAGCGCGGTTTTCGCGCGGGCAGTGTTCTGCGACGTCGCCGGGCGCGGCCGAATGACAAATGGCGGTGTCTCGTAAAAGATTCCTCCTTTCATCGCGGGCACCAGACTGTTCACAGTGCTGGCGACACGGAATCGAGAGATGTTCGCGCGTGCTACCGTGCTGCCTTCGAAGGATTGGTTGGTGCGAGGCGACTGGAAGAGCGTGTCGGCCTCGCGCCAGTAGAGGTTCCACTGTTTCTGATCGAGCCAGGTGCGCGCACGGCGGGTGTCCTGAATCGTCAGCTGCACGGCGGCGTCGTCGGTGTACTTCGGATCGAGCAGCGGGCCCTGCGGCTCGATGTCATCGCGTTCGATGACGGCCGATCCGTTGAGCGGGTTCATCAGCGTGCCCACGTTAGAGCACCATCCTCAGGGGAAAGGCCTGCTCGGCCATGCGCGGTGGCCTGCAGACCTGGAGCGCCCGTTCGAAGTCTTCCTGGTTGTAGTCGGCCGGTGCCGCAATCCGCACAATCACGCACTGCACCGGAATGCCGTCAACGGTGAAGCCCTCCCACACGCGGGCGGCGAGCTTTCCGTTGGCCTCGATCTCGATCACTCTGTCTGTGCTTTCAATGGCGATGTTCACTTAACCTGACCCTCAATTGGGATGTGAAGAACTCGTTCAATTGTGAAAAGGTGCGGCGCGAAGATGCCGCTGTAGCCTTCGATCTCGACCATGCCCTTCGCAAAGACCCGCGTGCATTTGCGGGCCGATGCGGCGGGCAAGTGATGAAACCTAACCAGATTTCCGTAAAGCGTCAGGCCCAGCTTGCGCTGCTCGTCAAGAGCCGCGTCGCGTTGCTCATCACGCAATTGTTCGATTTTGTCTTTCATCTGGCTTGTAAGAAACCTCGGGTTGTGCGGTTGCCAGCAGATCTAGCAATTCACCAATCGTTGTCGTCTCGCCGTGTATGCATTCTTCCCATTTTTCGGTTGCATCCGGGCCCAGAGAATATTCCACCAGCACTCCGATCAGCGCATTGCGCTGCAGGGGAGACATTCTTAGCTGGAATCTCAGCCGCTTAAACCCGGCATCATTTCGCTCAAGTCGCTGTGCTGTATCGGCACCCATTCTTCCTCCGGTTCAGGAACCGGATCCGGTTCCTTGTATTTACCGCGCCCGTAGACGCGGTCGTAGGCGTCCTGGTTGACGTAATTCGAGAAGGCCTCTTCCTCGGCCGGTTCGAAGCCCGCCGCCGCAATGCTTGCGGGCAGCTTGGCCGCGATCCGCGAGATAACACTAGCCACCTCGTACTCCTCCACCAGCCCAAAATGGTGCAGCTGGCGAAAGACCTCTTGCACATTTGAGATCCCATCGGCAAAAAGCAAACGACCGGCGAGCAGATGCGGCTCCGCAGATTTGATCGCCAGGGCTCGTGCTGTATCGTCTTGCAGGAACTCGCCCCAGCTGATATCGAGACGCCATTCCTGCTCGAGCGCCTCGTTGCGAATATGCGCCGCCATCGAATGTGCCCCCGGGGTATCTTCGATTTCGACGCGGTGTGCATCCCAGTGTTTGCACATCTTCACGATCCGCTGGGAGAGCGAGGTCGGAGTGAATTGGCCTCTGACGACCTCCACAATCGTCATGCGGCCACCGTTCTCGATGCCCACGGCACCGGCTGCATATTTGCAATCGGCGTACTCCATGCGCCAGCCGACATGGACCTGGCCATCATGTTCATTCACATCCTCGCTCACCCTGGCGGCATTCAGTCGCTCCATGGGGAAGGTGGACTTGAAATTTCCCTCGGCGACATTCATGTATTGAGTCCAGAAGCTGGGCTCATCGAGCATCTTTTCTTCGCGCAGGAAGGCCCAGCTGATCTGTTCGGGGAATTGCAGAATCACGTCGTCCTCGGTGAGTTCGTCGTCCTCGATCTTGATCGCGTGCTGCTTGCGTATATACGCAGGCTTCCAATAAACAATACTCTCCTCCCCGGCTTTGGCAATCATGTCCCCGTAAAGATCCATGGGACCGTAGCGGGTGCCGGTGAGATCGAGCAGGCCTTCCTCGCCCAGCATTTTTAAATTGATGTAAAAATTCTGGCGAACTTTGCGGAGCGCAAATGCGGTCTGAGAGTTGCGATTGTCCTGTACGTCTTCGGACTTGATCACGTCCGGGTGCCAACCGGAGAGCGACTGTTCGATGCTCACCCCTTTGACAGTGGGATCGCGGCGGTAGCGGGTGCGGGCCGGGGTGGTGAACTCGCCAGCCTTCGGTGGTTTGGTCAGGACGTGTTCGGGGAAACAGAGATGGAGCACCTTCTTCGGCTCACCTGGCAGGCACACAAAGTGCGAGGCGCACTCGGCGACAAAGGCGTCGGCCAGCGGCGAGTCGGGCGAGTTCGACGCCGTCATGGGCATGACCGCAACGTCAGGAAAGCCCAGGATCCACTGCACGGTGTCGACGATGTTGAGGGTGGTTTTGTAGGTCTTGCGTGGAAGGAAGACCAGGCGGCGGCGCTTCCGGGTCTGCTGCGAGAAAGGTTTGCTGGGATCCTTCTTCACGAAGACGTCGCACACCGGCTGATGCCAGAGCTCAGTGAGCTTGCGGTAGCCCAGGCAGTACTTGGCGAGGAAGAACAGATCCGTCTGCATGCGCCAGCGCAGGAAATCGCGATAGTCGTCATCCTCGGGGATCCGCGCCACATCAATGACGTTCTCGTCCATCACAATGCCTCCACCATCGCGATTCTCTGGCCCAGCCAGCGCATCACCGGCACCGCCATGGAGTTGCCCAGCGCCTTGTAGCGCGGCCCGTCCGGCGTCCTGGCGCCGATCCTGGTGTAATGGTCGGGGAAGCCCTGAAGGCGCTCGCATTCGAGCGGAGTAAGCCGCCTGACCGCCATGCCGCTGCGGATTCCCTGCTGGATGTTGCGCGAGTCGTTGGGAACCTGTGCGTCCAGCTCCCACGCGAAGCCGTTGGCCTGCTCTGAGCATGTGAAGGCGACCGCCGGGTAGCCCTGTCCCGGCTTGCCGCCGCCCACTTTCAGCGAACCCACCGTATCGTTGAGGCTCAATTCCGCACGTTGATTCTCATGAATCGCGACCGCTGGCTTCACGCCGCCGCCGGATCGGGAGAGAGCTTTCAGAGGCCCGATCACGTCTTCGCTGCCATTCAGTTCCGTGTCGAGACTGGCCACCAGATTGTGGGTACGGAAATTGTTCCTGCCTTCATGGGTGTAGGTTCGGGCCTCGTTGGCCGAAATCGGATCCGCAGTTTCCTGTGCGATGTGGGCAATCATGACGGCGGTGGTGGAGGAGTTCTCCACGCTGCCCGGCACTCGCGCCCGCAATGCACCGGCGATGTCGGTGAAGCTGGCCGTCCGCGCCGTCTTGTCAGTGCCGTGAATGGTCACGCCGACCAGGTTGTAGCACTCGTCCCCGGCGGGCCCGCCGCTCTGCTTCGACCACTTCGCTGAGACCGCGCCCGAGATCAGGCCGCCGTCGTCGCCAGCCTCGTCGTCGCAGGGGATGACGCAATCCTGACCTCGCGTTTCCCCGGCTCTGCTGAAGCCTCTCCCACTTGCTCCAATGCCTGGCGCAACATCCCAGGCAATTCTTTGCCGCGTTTCTCGGCGCGGCGCAAAATTCCGCGACAGGCTCGACCGCTCAAGTAGTACTGCTGCGGCACGCCGCCAGTCTCCAAAATATCCGACAACGAAGACACGGCGGCGGCGCTGGGGAACTCCGAAATACTGAGCATCAAGGACTCGGTAGGCGAGGCCCCAGGCATCTGCGCCGCCAGGAATGATTCCGAAGCCGGCCCATCCTCCGGCGGGGACGCGAACAGATCGGCCTGCAAGGGTGGAGAGAAAGAGAGCGAAGGCCCAGCCGCCGTCGCTGGAGAGTATGCCGGGGACGTTCTCCCACACCAGCCATCGGGTGCGTGCGCGGGAAGCCAGGCGGTGAGCCAGTCGAGCAAATTCGATGGTGAGCTGGCCACGCTCTCCATCCAGTCCCTTTCGGAGACCGGCGACTGAGAAATCCTGGCAAGGTGTTCCTCCGACCAGAAGGTCGGCTGCAACGCCGCCATCGATTGCGGTGAAGTCTCCAGCATTCGGAACCTCCGGGTAGCGATGCCTGAGTACCGCGCAGGGGAACTTCTCGATCTCCGCAAACAGGACCGGCGTCCATCCCAGCGGGTGCCAGGCAACCGTGGCGGCTTCAATGCCGCTGCAAATGCTTACGTAGTCCATCACATTCCCATGCCCGGTGCCGGGCCAGCGCCAAGTCCACCAGCGCCACCAGCTGCGGCCTCAGGCGGCTCGGCCGATTCCGGCGGGGCCTGTTCCCCCATCCCAGGTTGATCTCCCATGTGCTGCATCAGATGCTCGGCCGCATCGTCCGCAGAACCGAGAACGTGGTGTTCGGTGTGGTGCGGGCCCGCAGAGGTGTGGCGTTCGACGTGCGCATGAAGGCCACCGTTGTCGGCGCGCTCGTACTTCACGGAGTGGGTGTGCAGCTTGCCTTTATCGTGCCCGTTCTTGCCCAGGGCTTTACGAACACTATCGTGGGTCTTTGCCATGTATATCTCCCATCAATACCAGCGCGGGGACGATGGTGAACGCTGGGAGATTTGGAACAGATTTAGAAGCTTACCTCAAAATTCATTAAATTGCCTGTATTCGCACCAGCTGCGCTGAAAGTCATGGCCAATGCGAAGTAGGCGACCGGATCCGCAGGAGCAACGATGTTCGATCCCTGGGTGACAGTGTTGTTCGATCCGTTCATGAGGCTGAGTTGGCTACCAATGGCTGCAGGAGCGGTCCAGCCATTGTTCACCAGCTGGTTCCATATGCCCTGCAGGTAGCCGCTGGTCGAGTCGAAGATCAGATCTGCGTGGATCCACCAGGGCGCGGCCAGGTCAGCGGTGCCGATGGCCACAGCTGCGCCAGCGGCGATGGTTGTCCAACTAGAGATGACTAGTGGGCTGGCCGGAATGGCGAGCGCCGCCGCGGCGAAAAGTCCGACCAGGAGCTCGAGACCGCTGGTGGCGAGGTGGGGCCAGATCTCTCCGGTGACGAAATAGAGCCTGAACCCGGCGCCGGCGACCGCGCTCGGCGTGGAGACGAAGATCGGCTTGAGGCGCAGGACCTCGGCCGAGGATCCGATGAGCGGCGCGAGAAGATCGGCCCACCACCCGCGGCCGAGCCCTTCCCACGCCAGGAGAACGACGAGCACCATCGTGAGGCCGAGGATGAGCCGCTCGTGCACGAGATAGAGCCGGCGCAGGCGC